ATTCATTCGTGAATGGAATGGAGCATTTACAGAAGATTCAGCAATTAATGATACTGTTCTTTATGGTATAGAAGCTCTTGCTGATGCTAATACAGACCTAGGAAGTGTAACGGTTGTAGGTTACTATAATGAAAGTGATTGTGAAGCTAGAACATACTATTGGGATGAAAATTGTACACAGACTGCAGATAATGGTTATATCGTAAAGAGCAACAATTCTGATACAGGACGATGGATTCTCAAATTTGATGGTGAATACTTACCTTCAACATATTATGGAGTCTATCCAGGAACTGAAGCTAATATCAATGCTCTATTATCTTATGTCAATGCAGTTGGAACTGATTCTAGAAAGACTGCTCCTGGTGTATATTTCGTTCGTGGCGATTACACTCATTCTACTGCACTCACTACATCTAAGAAAATACAGATTGACGCAGGTACTACATTTGCGACATCATTATTCACATGTGCGAATTTAGATGTTATCGGTAAATGCTCTGCTGCTATCGGTGATTTCTCATTCAGTGCTTCTGCTGATGCTGCACATTCTTCTTGGTTCAAAGATGTAAATAGATTCCTCAAATGCGGTTCTAAGCATTTGATTGTTGATGATACTAACTACTTCACCACTATTTCAATTGATTCTGCTATTACATTGACTGACACATTATATGAAGGTCATGGTACGCTTGGTGCAACTTATACATCAAGTGGTTATATCAAATTTGATTCTTGTACGATTATCGGTACAGAAATATTCACTGCATCAGTTGATAGATTGGTATTTGCTGATACAGAATTCAAAGAAGAATATTTCACTACAAATGATGAAGATGATTTCAAAGTTGGTGATGTTATCAATGATGATGACAGATTGGAACTTGATACACCAAAATTGAATGAAATGAACAATTCAATGTTGTGGTTGAAAATCTTCTTGGCGAATGGCGGAACAGTCTTGAATGGTCAAGGGCGTTCATTTGACACAATCTCATCTAATACAATCACTTATATCAGAGATGCTAACATTACCACACTGTCTATCACGGGTGTATCTTCAATCGCATTAGACAACTGCATTATCGGTTCTGCTAGTATTTCTGGTGCAACATCATTGACAGTTCGTTCAACTCATATCAATTTCGCAATTGACCCTTCATGCACAGTCAACATCGTAGATTGTATTGTATCTGGAACTAATGAATGGCGTGACTTGTCAGACATCAATGTAGTGCATTCAACTTGGTCTATTCCAGTCAATCGCTCTCATTTCAATAACACCGATGCACAGACACACTCTTTGGTATTCACACAATGCGATATTATTGCTGACATGAACATCAAGAATGGGTATTTCGTACAATGCCGTATTAGAAATCAAATGAACTTGATTCCTTGGCAAGATTCTGATACATCTACTTTCTACATCAGTGATTTCAGTGCACTCAACTGTGTATTCAATACTGGACTAGCATTGACTAAATATTCGTCAGATTCAACTACTTATGGTGTTGTTCTTGACAATGTCAACATTAGAAACAATCAGTTCCAAGGTGCATTTACATGTAGATACTGGACTGAAGATGGTGTGCAAAATACTTTCTTGAAGATGAATAATGGAATAACACAGCATGTATATAGCTATCAAGGAAATGTTGGTTCTTGTCCTGCTGAAAAATATGAAGCTACTACATATCCAGCAGACTATGATATTGACTTAGATGCTGACAAGCTATATTGGGGTGATACTGACAATATTCAATCGGTATTCGTTGATTTGAATACACTTAGCAATCTTGGAAGAAGCACTGGTGGAATTGTCAGGAGTTCTAAGTTGAATTCTACTTTCGGAAATACAGAAATGGTGTTGCCTGATTCATCTATTCGTCTATATCATATTGCTGACTACAATACTAGACATGGTTCAGATTTGTCTAAGGGTTCATTATGGGAAGTTGCTCCTTATGCTAAGGCTTCGTTGTTAGAGTCTATCTACAGTGAAAATGGAACTGAATATAGATTTGACCCAGATACATCATCAGATGAAGAACTATTGGTAGTTGGCACATATAGTGGTGACAGACACATCTACATCAATAAATAATAATGGGTAAAGAATTATGATGAAAGCTCTTTGGGATGTAACAAATCAATTTCAAAATAAGAACGGTTCTAACCTTGTCAGTGGAAAGATTTACATCTACTATCAAGGAAGAACTGCTCTTGCTACGACATATCACGATGAAGAAGGAACAGTAGTCAATACTAATCCTGTCATACTAGACAACAATGGTAGGGCTACTGTATTTGCTGATACAGCATATTCCTACACTATTGTGGTCTGTGACTATTATGGAAGGGAACTATTCTCGCAAGACATTACATTACACGATGTGACAGAATCTGCTGACGAATTGACTATCATCGGTTCCGATGGTTCTATCTTGATTGATAGCTCAACAGTTGATAGTGTAAAGACCTTTGATTTGTCTGCCAATACTGACATTCTTGCTACAAAAGAATCAGTTGATGACCTTGATGACAGAGTTACTGACATTGAATCAACATTACCTAACAAGAAGAATGTACAGACTGCATTAGAATTTACTGGGTCTGCTACTAAGACAGTCAAGAAGATTACACAGAACGCTAATGGCGAAATGAATGTTGAATTTGAAGATATAGACTTGCCACAAGAAGTCCCAAATGTCAATGTTACTTCTAGCGATAGTTCTGTAGCGGTCACCGCGTCTATTGACCCAGATACCAATACAAAGACCTTTGATTTGTCTGTCGCCAATGATACAGCAGAAGTTGAATATGGAAGATTCATTGCTTCCGATGTTACTACTACTGCTACCTTGATAAAGACAAGAGGGAATATAGAACTTAGCGACAACAAGATACAGTTGAAAGGTGGTTCACTATATCATTTCACTATTCGTGGTTCTTATCAAGTTAGTACTCTGTCCAATACTTTGTATAATTTGAGCTTTATTGAATATTCTACATTCAACAGTATACATGTCAATATAGACAATTCCATTGCGGATAATCAGTACTTTGAACTTTCATTTGATGTAGTGGCAAATAACGATATAGCTTATCCTGTCGCATTCACTATGCCTAGTGATGCTAAGGTCAGAGACCTAGAGATTGACATTCATTCTGTTGTAGCTGGTACAAGTTCTAGTTCTCCTTCTACAGAATCTACTATGGAAATGTGTGAGTCTATGACTTATCTTTCTTGTACAGTCTTCAACCAATTCCCTTATACAGTCAACGGTTACTATTATACTGGAGCTTATCAAGCTATACAGACAGAAGCAGACTTGAAGTTGATTGAAGGTACATCCACTATTACTGCCTATAAAGAATTCAACACCTTTGACCATTTCCAAGCTGCTATCTACAAATGGAATCCTACAAATAGTAATTATGAACTTGTAGCCTATACAGACAGATATGATGCTCCAGCATTGTCTAATGGATTCATTCACTTGCCAATCACTCATGTTATAAGTGATACACTTGAAGCTGGACAAATGTATTATGTCGGTCTTATTGTCAAGTCCAATACTCAAGTTCCATTGTTGGGTGGTACATTACCATCTATGACTTGGAGTAATCCAGTTCCACAATTCACAAAGAGTAATTCTGTATATGATGATGAAGATAATGCGATTCCAGCATCTACATTGAATACAACTTATGCAGGAACAGATAAAGAACAGAGTGTCTTTGTCCAGATACACACAAATGGAGTAAGTTATCATGTCTAATACAAATGCAAGATTTACCAACCTCGGACACGCTAACGCTGTCCTTTCCCTTATCCTTGATGATGTTCTCAAGGATTATGATTCAAGTTCAATGCTACAGTATCTTCCTGTCTTGACCCTAATCAAGTGTGGAATGTTCAGTACTGCTATTGAATACTTGAATGGATTATCCACAGATGATGAGAAGCTGGCTAAGGACAGAGATACTATTGTAGAAATTCTAAAGAAATATGATGCTTTCCAAGAGGAGGAAGAATAAATGTCACAGCAGACAAAGGTTGATGTAAATATAACACAAGATTTCACCGATGAACAGAAGGGACTGGCTCGTCTAAATATAGGAGCAGCAGATTCTACTACATTGAGCACACTAAGCAATACTGTAAGTGGCTTATCATATCAAGTTGAGGCTAATACTGACGCTCTAGCCACCATGAAATGGACTAAAGTTGATGTGGACGATTTAGTAACTGTACCTGCTACGCAGTTATTCACTGTGGGTAATTTGATAATCGGCTATTTCTTTGATAACTCAGCGTATTTCCGTATATCTATGAAATCAACATCTGGTACAAGATACATTTACTTATCTGATAATATGGGATATGGCGGTGGTTATCAGGTGAGTGATAGTTCATGGAATACAATAACCATGCATGGATTCACAAGTGCTTGTCAGTACGAATCTTTCCTTGGTTATGATTGTACTGCCGACTTGCCCATTCACTTTGAAGTTCAATTCGCTAACTCAGGCGTTAGTTCATTCACCACTGTATGTCGCTATAGAGTATTGGAGGGATAATCTATGACAAAGAAAGTAAATAAAGAAGGATTGAACTGGTTAGGCTTCATTCTATCACTATTGAAGATAAAGATTCATTTCTAGAACTATACAGTAGGAGACAAATTATATGACAGACCTTATTCATATACTATCACAAGCATTGAGTTCAACACCTGCTACTGTGATTCCATTCCTGTTCACATTAGTGTTGATAGGTTATTTGAGCTTCAAGATTTATCAAGAGTTCAAGAAAGTCTATAAGAAAGTGAATGAAGTGAATATGGAATTGACTAATAGAGTCGCTAAGGTTGAAGGTGATATAGCCAAGACTGATGAAAGAACTTTGATGCTCGCACAGAAGTTGGAAAGAATTGAAGATTCTCTTGACAGAATGAATGACACCCTAATAGAACTTTCCACAACATTGAAATATATGAGAGAAGAGAAGAAGAAATGATTGCTATCTTGATTATATCGTTCAAAGGAATATAAGTTATGTTATATGTGTTGATTGCTACGATTGTGTTGATGATTGTCTGTATTTGGCTTGACCATAAGGACTGGCCTATCTAATAAGGAGCTTATATGATTAGTAACTTTACATTCAATGAAATGATAAGGACTGATACTGGATTTGATAATACACCACAGGATATGAATATTATAAAGAACTTAGTCAAAGTTGCCGAGTTCCTACAGGTCATAAGAGATGAACTGCACTTGCCTATCATTGTTACAAGTGCTTATCGTTCTAAGGAAGTGAATGAACAAGTGGGTGGTGTAAGTTCAAGTTATCACTGCAAGGGATTGGCGGCTGACATCAAGTGTAAGGATATGGATAAGCTCTTATGTGTATTGAAAGAACACTTGACAGGGATTGACCAATTAGGGATATACTACAATAGCAAAGAACAACTCTGGTTCCATGTCGGATTGCCCGAAGAAGGTAAGCAACCTCGTAATCAAATTTACCTAAAGGAGTTATAATATGTCTTCATTCTATATCGTAAGCACAACAAATACAAATGATAAGTGGGAATCTAATGGTGATAGTTATATTCTACAGAAGAGAATAAGAACTGTCATAAGAGACGAATATAATAACCAGTATCAAATTATACTTGATAAAGGTTATCGTTGTGATGGATTGTCTGTACCTAAGATGTTCAGATGGTACTTGCCAAGTTGGGATAAAGATAATCAACTTTATAACCTAGCAGGAGCGATACACGATGCTTTATATACCCTAAAGGGAGCTAATCTCTTTACTAGAGAAGAATGTGACGATGTATTTCGTGGCTTGTTGAGAGATAGTGGGATTGGCAGAACCAAAGCTGGACTAGCCGATATGGCAGTTGGACTATTTGCCGGCGGTGATAAGCATTGGGGAAATGATACATGGGATAATAAGGGTAAGATTCATGTGAAGAACTGCTAAAAGTTAAGTTGATATAAATAAATTAGTACATACAAGGTAACACTGACCCATTTAACAGTGTAAGAGAGGTATTAAATATGGCTAAAAAGAAGAAAATTGAAGAAGAAAAGCAGCTGGCAGAAGTAGAATTCACAGAATGCGGTGGTGGTCAGTCAAAAAGAGAAGAGGAAATGATTGACTTGTTGAAACAAATAGTCTCTCAGAACGAAAAGGTCATTCAGTTGATAAAAATGCTAAAAGACAGATTTGTATAATGGAGGGACAATGTCAGCACCAAAATCAAAAGAATCTAGGAAGAGAATTCAAGGGTACAACTTACTAAGGAACTGTAAGACCCGCCAAAAGCAAATGCGTTACATTCTAGACAACATGTCTGAACCAAACTTCGCTATGATAGAGAGCAACGATACCTTGAACGGTGCTTTCAACTTGGCACCTCATGATACTTTGAACACAGCCGGTATAACTTGGAGAATCTTAAATAGTCAAGGTTTTGGAAATGGTGAGCATAAATCTAATACCCCACCTTCTTGGGGTTCAGTAGCTAACTTTATGGCAAACATTCAAGATTTTCTCCCTAGCAATTTGAGAACCAAGCAGAATCCTTATCGTTTATGGTCAAGACATACTTTGCGTGATAATGATACTCAAGTTATATCAGATGAAACGAGAGAACTGCTAAATGATATGTGTGATTGGCTTGAAAACATGAAGAAAAAGATTGAAGACCATGTTACAGCTAGATACTTTAGAGAAGGAAAACCACAATACATTGAAATGTTGAAGAGAAGATACAAAGACGAATGGTCTGAAAGAACTGAACAACAAGTTGATGCTAATGTTCAAAGTGATACCGAATTAAAAGTAATCATAGAAGACGCATAATATGGAAGTTAAGTACAAATTAGTCCCACATCAAAAGAAGTTCTTATTATCCGATAAACCAACAGTAGTATTAAACTGTGGGCGTTCTTCGGGGAAGACCTTCATTGCGTCCTTAATTGCCGCTTTGAGAGTCAAAGAAGGTAAAAGACTCTTCGTTTGGGCACAGGATTATGGTAGACTTGAATTGAACTTGCTCAATGAAATAAGTAAGCGACTAGATGAAATGAAGATAAAATACCATCGTAACTTTCAAAACCATGTAATCACCTGTGGCAAAGGAACTATTTATGGACTGTCCTATGAAAACATAGAAGCATGTAGACGGATTCACAGAAATCAGTATAGCTATTTGTGACGAGGTTGCTCTTGCTCCAGCTGACTTCTTTGGTACTATGGCATTCTGTATGCGTGGTAAAGGTATTTCACCAAAGATATACTGTATGACAACACCTCGTGTAGGTTCTTGGTGGAATGAATTTGTACGAAAAGCAGACCCAGACAAGATTGAAATTATTCGTGGCAATATGATGTCGCTATTGGATAAGGAACTTATTACGCAAGGAACACTAGACTTGGTAAAATCTACTTGTCTTGATGATAACTTAATGAGACAGGAACTTTATGGTGAATTGGTAGAAGATAACTCAACAGGTGTATTGTTTACTTCAAATCTCTTGACTTCAGCACCAAAATACACACAAAGGAACAATAATGGTTATGCCATTGGTATTGACTGTTCGGGTCTAGGTAAAGATAGTAATGTGATTGTAGTAAGAAATCAGAATGAAATACTTGATATAGTTGAAAAGAGAGTGGCTTCTAATTCCGAATTATGTGCAACAGTGAGAAGTCTAATAATGACACATGGAAAAGGTAACTTATCGCACATAGCCATTGACGAAGCATATGGATTGGATTTACATGAGAGACTAAGAGAAGCAGACATCACAGCCACATTAGTACCATTCGGTGGTAAAGCTGAAAATTCTGCTTATGCCAATCAACGTTCGGAAATGTATATCAACATGAAGAAAGGTATTGAAGAATATGGGCTTAAAGGTATAACTGAAGAACTATACAGAGAATTACAAGCTACTAAGTACATTCTTAACAATAATGGTAAAATACAGTTGATACCGAAAGATGAAATCAAGTTGACTATAGGAAGGTCTCCTGACATAGCTGATGCACTTGCTTTGACATATACACAAGACATTGTTCCAGTAGGACTGATCGAAGCAGAAAGAGCTAGACAGAACCATTACATGCTTTGATACACAGTTACAAAAAATCAAGTAATATAAATAATGATGTAGATTGGAACGCTACCAATCTACATTCAGCAAATATAGCGTTATGAGAGGTATATAAAATATGGATGAAGAAATCCTTAATAATATGAATGTTGATACAGTAGAAGAATCAGCTGCTTCAACCGAATCAACAGCTGTTACTCCATCAGAAGAAGCAGGCGTTGTAGCTGACAATAGTCCTAGTGAAGTATCTAATGAAGTAGAAAATGACGATGTGAACAGCAACATTGGAAAGACAAATAACACACATCAATACACAGACTTAGAAAAGGCCCAGTATTCTTTTCATAAGCAGTTCGCAAGACAAAATGCTAAGCATAAGCAAGAAATTGCTAATCTTAAAGCAGAATTTGACAAGCGACTAGCTGAAGAAATTGACAAAGTTAAGAATCCTGCAAAATATGCACCTAAGACTCGCAAAGACTTTGAATATGACGATGACTATGTAAAGTATCTCGCTAGTGAACAAGTCAATGCAGCTCTTGAAGCAAAGATAAACGAATATAAGAAACAACAGGAAGAAGAACAGCGTCAAGCTCAAGTTGATGCAGAATACAGAACTATGCTAGATAAGAATGTCAAATCAATCTATAACACACCGGAAGCAGAAGCCGACTGGCGTGATAAAGTTGGTAAAGGTATGAAAGCCGGTCTAGGAAAGTTAATTGACAGTGATATGGATTTGTCTAATTACATTGTCTTTTCACCAATCGGTCCAAAGATTATGTACGAACTTGCTACTAATAATAAGGCGGCAAAGGAAATTTTCACTTTAGGTACTACACCTGACGGGCGTCCTATCATGCGTTCACCTAGTGACAGAATGCGTAAGATTGAAGAATTGTCCGAAAGATTGTCCAGTACTGAATACAATAAAACTAATACAAACAACAATAGAACAAGCGTAAATCAACCAGTAAAGCCAATAGGAAAACCTGGAATCAACAAAGAAGTTAAAAAAGATGTTTTCAGTGACCCTAAAGCTTTGTTGGATATGATGTATTAACAATTCATTTTATGAGGATTAAAAATTATGGCTACAAATGATCAGACATTTACCGACAACCAAAAAGTAAAGATGATTGCTACCGCAGTGTATGCTAACTGTCCTTACTTGAAGAAAGCACATTCTTATGTCCCACTTGATCAGATGGAAAATAAGAAACTTGGCGGACATTATATCGTCTATCTCCCAGATCCAGGTAAGAGTAGAGTCATCTCTTCTACAGATGGCAAGTCGGGATTGACAGCACAGTACGATGCAATCAACGAAATTCCATATGAAATCGTATGTGATGCGGTTGTCAATGATTGTGAATTGACTCTTTGGAATAAATTAAATGATATAGAATCATTAAAGAACCAGCTCGTATTGCCACATGGTCGCTCTGCAGCTCGTAAGGTTGAACAGGCTGCTATCAACAAGACTGTATTCCAAGCTTCTCAGGCTGTTGTAGGCGAAGCTGGTCTTGAAATTCTTTCCGAGGCTCAGGGTGCTTTGGATATGACTGGTGCAGTTGGTAACAAGGTTACTTTCATCAACCCAACAGTTGGTACAAGAATCTCTGCTAAGGCTCTTGGTGCTTTCAATAACCCAGACATTGCCAAAGACCTCTATCGTGATAACTGGTTAGGTAAGTATGGTGCTTCCACAATCGTTACTGAATCCTTAATGCCAGTAGTTGTTGGTTCTACTTCCCGTACTGCTTCTGTAACACTTACCCCAGTATCTATAGATGGCGAAGTAGTAGGCTTTGAACCAATCAAGAGCATTACTGGTACTGCTATCAAGGGTGATGCTTTCAAGGTTGAAGGATTGAAGCTCGTTGATAAGAACGGAATTCAGACTGATGCTGACTATATTATCGTTGTTGATGACAATGGCAAGATTCCTGAACTTCGTATTGAAATTGCAGACAAATCTTGTAACAACGCTAATGCTTGGGTCGCAGAAGGAACTGAATCCTTGACTCTCGTCCCAATGCTTGAAGACGGTGTCAAATATGCTGTTACTCAGTGCCGTATTGAAGGTGCTGTAGCATTTGACTCTTACAAGTTCGCAGAAATTCCAGGCACTAAGATGACAACTGAAAAATTTGATGATTCTGCTATTGAAGTACAGTGCTACGAAGGCGGTAACATTGACACATTCACCTCTGGTGTTCGTATCGTTGTTCCATATGCTGTTGGTCTTCCTGACCCACGCGAATCTGTAATTGCTTACATCAAAATGTAATCATTAGATTTCTGTATCTCTCTCAAAGGTTCCATTGGTTTATTCCTTGGAACCTTTTTTAACATAAATATAATAACGAGGTTAAATTATGATAGACGTTACAGCGATTATTCAGAATGCCTTTCAACGAACAGGAATCTGTATGGATGGTGAAGTCCCAACACCTACACAAGCAATGGCATGTGTGTCTGATTTGCAGTCACTCATCACAGAACTTAACGGTGAAGATTACCTTCTTGAAAATTATGAGACTTATGATGCTTATGTTGCTAAGAAAATCAAATTCGCGGTCAAACCTGACCATTGGTATGAAGTCGCTGATACTGATGTAATTGACACAAAGATTCAATCTGAACAGACTGAAGTGGGCGATGTGTACAAAATAAAGGATAAGAATGAATTCTATACAATTCGTTATAACTCTGACACACAGACTATGTACAAGGACACCAATGATGAATATAATGCTTATATGAGCGAACATTGGGCAACATTCTGGGTTAATGCGATTCCAGACAGATGTATCGGTGTTGCTCGCAAGGTTGGTAATACTTATAAACAGTTGATACCTGCTGACAAGATGATGATTGATGCACAGACCAAGGGACATCTTGCTGAACTTTATACTGTAGAGACCGAATGGATTGAAGTTGAACATTTACATGATGAATCTGACCCAAATTACACACCAACACCTGTTGAATACTTTGTCATAGAATTTGACAGCAATGTATCAGCTAATTTTAGAATAACTATATTGAAAGGAATCAAGATTTATAAAGCTGAAGACAAGTTACAAATTTCTAGTAAGTATCAGTCAATGATTGAAGATGGACTTTGCGTTAAGCTATGCCAACGATACAAATACTTGGAAATGAAGGAAGACTTTGAAAAGGATTTTGAATGGGCTAAGACTTTGATTAAGAGAACCAACAGTTCCAACAGACCTATGCTTTATCAAGGTTATGGAAACAACGATTACAATAGAAGTTATTGGGACCTTTATTCAGGTAAGTACTGGGGGTAAATTATTATGGCTAACAGAATTACTTATAGCTTGGTGGGTGGTACTGACTATGCTATGGCAGCCCCTAACATAGAAGGTTCTGCAATTTCTCGTAATTTGTATACAGAATCAAATACTGAAGACGATAATAAGCGTACTTTCATGCAAAGTTGTCCAGGTATCAAATACTTTAGTTCCTTAGGCGACAATGGAAGTTGCGATGGATTATATGTACCTTCTACAGGTTTGTCTGATATGGACTATGAACAGTGCTTATTTGTAGCATACAAAGGAAATATTCACAGAATAGACTCTTCTTTGAATGATGAGGTCATCGGTGAGTATGCTTTAGGAAATACAGTCCAATTCGCTGAAAGTGGTGGTGAAAGAGCTATTCTATTATGGGTTGATGGAACTGACATTCACGGGTATAACTTGAAAGAAGGTACAACAGTAGACATTACATTACCACAAAGAATTGACCAAGACGATACTTACATTCAACCTACACATATTGCTGTAGTTGATGGAACGATAGTATTGAATGACAAGGGTAGTTCTTTCACTTATTACTCTATCAAGTTCCCATTGAATACTGCAACAAGAGATGTGTTCAAGATTGTTGATGACGAAGTCCAATACACAGATAGTGGTGCAGTTGATACAATGGAAGTTGATTCTGGTACTTATTGCTTCCTGGATGATTATGGTGTTCAAAAGTATTTCAATGCATCTACTTCTTCTGACAAATGTGTTGCTATTTCTTCTGTTGGAGCTTTATTGACAATGTTCGGCCCCACCTCAATTGAATTTTGGCAAAAAGGTGATGCTGAATCCTATCAATCTTGGCAACGCACAAGCTACACAATCAACAAGGAACAAGGCCTTGAAGCTCCTTACTCCTTAGCTTCAGTGAACCACACACAGTTCTGTATTGGTACAGGAAAGGCTAATGCCAAGTGTGTATTGATGATTAACGATACCACAGTCCAAAAGATTAGCCCTCTATGGTTGGATAAGATTCTTTCCAATAACGATGTAAAGTCAGTCAAGGGATGGACTTATTCAAAGAACAACCATAGCTTCTATCTGTTCTCTATTGGTAATGAATGTTATGTCTACGATGTATCTACAAATCAGTGGCATATTCGTAGTTCTCGTAACTTCTATACTGGAAAGAACAAGAACTATATGCCTTTGTATGCAGCTTGGTGGAACAACAAAATTGTGACAGGCAGTTCAGAATCTGGCAACCTTTATGAACTTGATGAAGATTATTATTACGAAGACTTTGACAGTGAAAATAGATTGCCAATATTGAGAATGAGACAGACACCTGTAATCACAGCAGACTTCAAGCCTTTTATTTTGCAAGAATTGACTGCTGAATGCAATACAGGTGCTATGAACGAATATGGTAGACCTGCAAAGGCCCTATTGCAAATCTCCAGGGATGGAGGTTACACCTATGGCAATGTCATTGAAGCTTCTTGTGGTAGACGTGGTGAATATATGGTTCGTCTTAGATGGTTGAACTTAGGTATGAACAGACAATGCGTAATTCGTATTTCATATTCTGAACCAACTGACTTTGTAATCTCTGACAGTTCAATCCGTATACAGCCGCTTAATTATCCGATTTAATAAGAGGTAAATATGGTAATAAATTACAAATCATCATTAGAAGAAGTTGTACAAGCATTATCAGGTACTTGGGACTTATCAACCACTAACGATTGGAAAGTGATTGAGTTGGGTAAAATAAGACTATTCAAGAAATGGGTTGAAGGTCAATCGCCGTTACCTGACTCATTCATTGAACGCAGGACTGAACTAGTACCGTACTTGGTATTTCATAGTGACAGTGTTGATGGTGGACTTATTAAATTACAAGATACTGCAATAAGTGCTGACGGGCTTGTTCTCATATTACAATTTTAACAATAGAGGTAAACACATATATGAATAAAGAAAGTATCATAGAAGTTCTAGAAGATTTCATTGACTATCTCAAAGATAGAGATAATGAAGAAGTTAATGAAGACATCGTACCCGAAGATGATGATTCAGATGGCTTTGATAAAGTAATTGACAAAATATCTAAGGGAGAATAATCATGGCTCAACAATCTGCAAAGACATTATGGAATAATTATTGGTCAATCACCAATCCTACAGACTCTACTGCTCAAGGTATAATGGATCCTGGTGACTTATTGGGATTCCAACAGAGTAGTAGAATTAGCTCGGCAAATGAAGCTCTAGAGAATGCTCAGGACTATGCCCAGTCAATGAGCAATGCTAACAGAGAACTTTATGGTGATTACTATGACACTGCATCCAGTACTTATGGAGACACTGCTTCAAAGTACAATGACTACTTGAGTAATCTTGAAAATACTGAAGCTTATGACCCAGGCACATTTGAATATACAGGCAATGTAGAAGACTTCTATTCTAAGGCGGCTGATCTAAGAATCAAGAACGCAATGAATGCCCTTAGGGAAAGTTCCGACATATTCTCTTCTGACTATCAAGATGCAATGGCAGCTAAGCAACAGGCATTGGCTACTGAAGAATGGGACAAGGCTTACGAGCGTTATATGGCAGACCGTGAGCAGCAAGCTAATGAATGGCAAATGAACGCCAATGCTGGCCAGCAAGCATATGAAAATGCTTATAACCAAAATAAGGACTTGATGAGCGTTGCTCAAAATGCTCAGGACAACTTGATGAACGCATATGGTAACTACATCAACAATTTAACTAATCAGAACAATGTTGATACACAGAACTATAGCAACTATGTACAACAAGTTAATGCCAACAACAATTCCGCCAAGGGCTTGCTCGGCCGCTTGTTCGGTTAATAAAGGAGGTTAATTTATATGTTACCAGTATGGATGTTAATAGCACAAGGTGTAAAGCAAATCGCTGACAACCAAAATGAACAGGCCAACTCTCAATCTAACACACAAAATACTCAAACTGTCAATACCAATGGCAACAGTAATGCTTTTTCCACAGTTTCATCAATATACAATAATTACTTGAACGATGATAAGGATAAGAAAAATAATAACTGGTTTAACCAGATTTTCGGTAGATAAACAATCTGACGATAAGAGGTACTGAATATGACACCAATGTTTTCAAAAGTAATAACTAGTGTCTTACAGGATAAAGTAGCTGACGAACCAATGGTAGATGAAAAGCTTGGTCAATTCTCTGCCATTGAGATTCCGGTTCAAGAAACCAGTATTCCAGCATATTGGGGTATGTCACCATCTGATATACCTTATGTTACAGCTCAGTCACAAGACGAACATAATAGTCTCTTGAACACTTACTATCCTTACAGAAAGACAATGAAGAATTGGAAAGAGAAAGGAAGAGAAACTGAACAAAAAGCTCCCCATTACACTGACAAGGATGCTACAACTCGTAAGAATCTAGGTGCTAAATCATCAGTAATTCAAGATATGGCATTTGACAAGGACAAGAATCTTGCATGGTTGAAGATGGGCGGTCAATGGCACACTTATTCTGCAACACCTGACCAATTTCAAAGATTCTTGACTAGCGGTTCACTTGAAAGAGAAATGAACAACATTAGGAATAACAAGTCTACTTCAATGAGCAAGACTGCTACCAAAATTCCACCTAAGTTCGTAAATGGAAGTACACAGACCTTGGGGAGAATCGCTTCATTATTCGGTTTCTAATAAATAATTAAAGAGGTATATAAATGCTAAATAATTTACCACAAGCACCAACAGTTTCGGGAGTTTATAGTGTAAGGGATTTCGTTCCACAGTTAGATTCTGCTACGAAGTCTAATACTGAAGCACTTCAAAATGCCTTCAAATTCGGTACACAGGTTCACGATTACTTAATACAGCGTGAACAGGCAAAAGTACTTGCAAAAGAAAATGACAGACAGACTAAATTGAAAGAAAATATTGCAAATGACAAAGTATTGCTTGCTAAGATGGAAAAGGAACTTGAACAGTTGAAAGCGGGTAACGATGTTGAATTGCGTCAAGGTATTGAATTGATGCAACAGAACAATGTTCCTATTATGCAAAGTTATTTGGATAATCTTGACAAGACAAATTGGAATTGGAGGGACAATAATGAATAATTTTGATGATATGACCCTTGAAGAACTTCAACAGTTGTTACAAATTAACACGAAAGACCCCGAACAAGTCAAGAGAATACAACAACTTGCTGGCTTGACCGGTAATTCTGTTGATGGTATTTGGGGTAAGCAGACAAATAAAGCTTGGAACAAGTATATGGATGCTAATCAAAGCGAGATTGAAGACAACATAGACGAATTGCAAGCACATCAAAATGCTATGGAGCTTGGACAGACAAATCCTGCTGTTGTTGATGTGGTCGGTTATTCTAACAAATTAGACGAAGCTCAGCTAGCACGCAAAGAAAAGATTGCACAGCTTCAACAACAGATTGATATGGTCAAAGAACGCATTGCTAGAAATGAACGAGCTTTGACTGGTAAATCGTATGAAGATGTTAACAACAATATTGCTGCTTTAGAAATGAAGAAGATCAATTCTTCCGATCCGACTATGATTTGGAGATGGCAACAGCAACGTCAAGATACGAATACTGCTAACGCTAATACTAAAGCTAATGAAGCTGCTAAATTTGCTAATACAGTTGATATGTGGTTGAACACGCGTTTCCCAGAAAATACTGCTGCAAGAGAACAAATGATTTCTAATCTTAATACCGCGATTCGTGACGGAAAGAATGCTGGTGCTGATGTATCGGCTCTTATTGACCTTAAAGCTAAATGGGAAGAAATGACTTATGGCAACGGTGCTCGTGGTTCTGTTAATTACGGTGTTGGTTCTGAAACTGAACAATTGTCTGCTCAATTAAAAACAACATTGGCAAATGCCAAGACATCAGCTGAACTTGAACGATTCAAGAATGAACATCCTGAACTGAAATCTGAACAAATGTCTCAAATTGACATAAAGATAAAGCATCTTCAAGAGAAAGAAAAAGCAGCTGCTGACGAACGAGCCTTCAGAGCTTGGATTAAAGAGAAGACAGGTAAAGATGCTAGTGTTCTTAGTGCTAGAACTCTTCAGACATATAGAAATGCTTGGAAAAATCAAAGAGGTAAATAATGGCAAAATTGTCAAAGAAAGAATATGATGAACTGATTCAAGTGCCTAAAGAGTATCTTACTCAAGAAGATCTGAATGATATACATGAGTATGAAGCTGCTGAAGCTGGTGCTCCATCTAATGAAGATCTTCAATGGGCAAGAGATATTCTAAATGAGAAAGACCCTCAGATTCAAGCTGAATTTCGTAAGAGTGGTGATACTGACAGAGCTATGGCAATCTTGAAACAGAAGCGTAATGCTGATGACTTGATGATTAAGCAAGATAAAGACCCTTATATCATGAAAGTCAAATCAACACCTGAAGACGTTGTTGAGAAAGGTGGATACAAATATAACTGGCGAAATGCATATGAGAATGTGAAAGGTGAACAACTTAGACCAACTGAAGCAGATGCTAAGAAATTGCAAGACTTCATTAATACGAACATGTACAATGTAGATGACGATGTTAAATTGAAGCAAGTAGCATACAATCTTCATATGTACAATCCGAACACTATGAAATGGTCTGACTTTATCAATTCTGAACAAGGTGATGAATTCAAGAAGTATCTTGAAGATGTTAGAAATGCACAGACTGAACAAGCTGTTGAAGATATCTGGTCTGGTAAAGATGATAAGACTGCATATGACAAATTCAGTACTAAAGCAGTTGACTTCATGTTGCCTGTGTCAAAAGAGTACGCAAGAAATCATTACAATGATGAAGACTTTTCTATTACTGGGCCCTTGGCACTAGACGCAACTACTAACTTAGTAATGGCAGGACCAACAGGCTTGAGTGCTTCTCTTCCAGCTAAAGCTAGTGATGCTGCAGTAAAAATCCTTAGAAAACCATTGGTATCGTACCTATATGGTAATGTTGCAGCTCCTGCTATTACTGAAACCGGAAATGTAGTATTCAACGATGAAAGCATACCAGAAGCATTTATGCGAACTGCTGAAGGTACTGCTATCAACATTGGCACTCCCAAAGCACTGGAAACTATATTGTCTAGTGTTGGAAGAGGATTGCCAAAAGGAGACCGTCGTTCTGTACAAAAGATGATAGACCAAGCAACTAACAAGGCAGAGAAAATTAATCGTGATATGAAGAAAGGGAAACCTTATCCTATTAAACCTGGAAAACAAGATGGTCCTTTGGAATTCCAGATATATACCGGCAGTGGAAAGAAAAATAATGCTTTATATTCAACTGATCCCGAAGCAAGCAATAAATACTGGAATGTTACTAGTTTCAAATCAGTTAAGGATATGCCAGCTGAAACCATTTCCGAAGAAGAATTGAAAGCTTTTGATGAAGGTATTCCATTCAGTAGAAGCAGAAGTAAAAAAGAAGGTTATGATTGGTTAGCTGATGCTCAAGATTCAAGAACAAGATACTTAGATTCTGCCCGTGACGAATTACTTCTTAGGAAGGCCAAAGCACTAGCCAAAGATGGCGATTTGAGAAGCCTAAGTCCAAGTGAATTGCGACAATTAGGATTTGCTAACAAAGAATCGTATATGAACTGGTTGATTCGTACATTCAAAAATATGACTCCTGAAACAGTACAATCTTACTTGACAAATGCTGCTGGTAGACCTAAATTTGGTAGAAGTGCTGGACCTATTGAAATTATAAACAATTTGCTCGGTACTTCATTATTCAAGAAAGACAATAGCGAAGAAGAAAAACAGAAAAGCCGAATAGAACGATTGTTGGGTATGTAAACAGAAAAAGGGTGAAAGCGTTGAGCAATCACCCTTTTTTATTTTATAATGAGATGTCAATACTGTAATCTGTCTAGATAATCTTCCAATTCGGTCAAGGACTTACATCTATTAGAATAGTTGTAAATCCTTTTGAATACTTCGTGCGATAAATCAAGTCCACCTTTTTTCATAGTATCTTCAGCAATCATCGTTATCATCTTCCATAAGATGTCGCTATCCCAATCTTTCTTGTGTAGTGCTTTCGTTAGCGGTATAAGATAATTCTTGTATTTCATATGTGTATTAAAAAAATACCCTACTTGATGTAATCTCATAGGGCTATAAGGAGAATAAATGAATTATATTTTATTTATATGAGTTCAAAAGTTCTTCTGAAACGCTACAAGCTTGAGTACAAGGAACTCTATAACTATTTAAATCGTATAAATCAGTATCAGGAGTAGAAGTAGCCAGCTCAATCTTTGCTATATCTTCCTGCATTCTCTTTAAGATTTCCTTCATCTCTTTCAAATCTATTTCTATGTCTGTCATACTATTATACCTCTCTATAATTTATTTATTATCTCCTTCTTCCTTTGTGTTATAATCTTCCTGTTCAGGCCAAGTATCTAGAACTTCTTTTATCTCTTCAGATGTTTGAGCTTTGGCTAGCTTTTCAAACTGTTCACATACAGCTAATTCATAAGATTCTTGGTTGGTCATTATCTTCTCCTTTTATTTTCTTTTTCAATTCTCATTTGTATATATTGCTCGTAAGTCAAATCAGAATTAGGGTGTAATCTCAAGTGTTGCTTGTACCCGTAATAGTAAGGATTTGCATCTCTAAATTTCTTTTGATAGTTACGAGTATATTCAGTATAATGTTCTCTGTGAGAGTTTCTGTAACGCTTACACAATCGTGTGTTGCGTTCTGTCTCAAATTGCTTTTGGTCTTCTTCACTCCAGTTCTCACCGGTGCCAATGCTTTAGTAGTGCTGTTCTTCGTCTCTGTTTTTCTTCTTCACTATTTCGTTGTCCTTTCTTCGGCATATTATAAATCTCCTATTACTAAGCAGTCTTATTTGTTAATTGAAATCCTTTGACATTTCTTCTACTCTCTTTCGTGTCTTAAGTGCTTTGTATTCTTTAGATTGGGTAACTTTGTTAAGCAAATTATCTCGTTGCGAAAGAGTTAAGTTCATATCGGCTATATTGAAAGCATATCGCAGATTATCATCAACACCATATCTACATAATTGCTTAAATTCAAGAATTATTGAATCTGGGCAGTATTCTTGATCTGGTCTTACAGTATTACACAAGTAAAGTATATTCTCTAATGCTTTATCATTATAACGGTTCTTTAACTTTAATAAGTTCTTTATGAATTTAATCATCTTTGAAATCTTCTTCAATGCTTTTTAACTTCTGTTCCATTTTTATTTGTTTCAAGAAGCTCTCGGCACTCTGTACTTCGTGTGGGTCAAGGGCATTTAAGTGACAGTAATCGTGATAATCAGCTGCCAGATCCCCACGGGGACTATTGTATATCCCACAACTTAGCATATTACCGCCAAAAACCGATCACCTTGAACGAGTCCATAACAAATCTTTGTATCAAGGTTAATAATCTCTATCTCTTCCTTAGAAGCTTCTTCAATAAATGCTTCCCAATTAAATTCCTTGTTATCGTTAGATTGCTTATTGTTAGATTGTGTATTATTCATTATTCGTTCTCCATATCTTCAAAATCTTCTTCCATTGCAATAAGTTTTAATTCCACTTCTAATTGCTTAATTTCTGCTTTCAAATCTTCAACTTTTTGTTTTTCTTTATCACTTAACTCTAGCTTAGTACATACACTTTCACCAGTAGCTAAATTAAAAGTCCATTTTGCTCCTCGGTATTCAATAGATGAAATTTCGTTATAGAGATTGTAAATTTTCATTTGAAGATTTTCTTTCTTTGTTGTATTGTTATTGTCCATACCGTACAATAATCCTTTCACATCTTTATTCTTAATCATTTTCTTCTTCATTTTCATTTCTCCTTTTGTTCTATTATATGTATAATACTAATATAGAAAAGAAAGCCCACTAGGGGCAATCTTTTCATTTTTCGGAACTTATTTGACTAAATTTGGTTCGCAAGCTCTATATTTACCATTATCTGTTATTAGAACTACGAATTTATCTTTATAAGCTTCTTCTTCAACCATTTTGAACAAAGAATGGTCACAGTACAATTTCTCACTATTCCATATCTTACCCAGTCTTTCAAAGTTCCAAAGTAGCCAAGTATATACAACATTATCTCTGCTTTCGTGGGTATTCATGTATATTGTTATTGTTTCTTCTGTTTTCATATTACATATTCTCTTTATTATATTGTTATTTTCTTTAGAATTTTTCCACTTTTTTTCTTTTTTAAAATGATGTCTAACTTATGTGTGTAATGTGTGTAATGTGTGTGAATTTAGAGTAAAACCCAGTTTTTGAGCAGTATTCGCCAATTCTTTACTCTAAATTCACACACATAAGATTCCTTATGTGTGTGCCTTATGTGTGTGATTTTGTACTAAATTGACATTTTAGCCACAAGTTCTTCAGGAGTTAAAGTTTCTTCAACTTCATTTATTATAACCACACCTCTCATTCGTTTACCATTAATGATGTAGTTTTCATTTCTCATTTCACTTGTATCATATTCTTCACTATCTTCAAGCCATTTGATAATGCTCATACGGCATTTATCTTTGCCTGCGTAAGAGATATAGTTTGTATCAAAGTATAGTTTAATATCATTTGCCAATTCGGGATTCTTTGGTTCCTTGGTATGAGAAGTTATATCGTATTGTACTTCAAGTTCACTGTTTATTTTGTTTATTAAAGATTTAATAGTGAACACCTTCTTTCCTTTACTAAACATAGATACTTCTTTGATTAGTTCTGGCAAATGAGTCTCCCAAGTATTGTTTGCCATTGATTGTATCTCTTCTTCTTCTTCCGTTCTAGCGTTCCAATTACAGAACTTTCTATCCCCAAGTTTCTGCTTCTCACACATATTCTTGAACAAAGTAAAGGCATCATAATCACCGGTTAATTTATCCAAATCTTCATCTGTACACATTAGCAATGCTTCACCGTTCAAAAGTTGTGGATGCTGTTCAAACATCCATTGTCTATAATCAACACACCATTGTATGAATTTTTCTTTTTCGCTAAGTAATCTGTTAATCATTTCTCCTTTTGGAATTATATTCTTCTCTTCAAAGTTCTTTCTAAAAACGATAGGCATAGCTCTGGTTCTACCGTGTTCATCATTCACATAGAAGCTATTGTTAGTTGCTATTGCCACACAAAGTCCTTGTGGTTTCCAGTTTATTGGATTAAGATTCTTCTTTTCAAGTGTTATCATATCACCACCACTCAATGCTTTGAATTTATCTGCATTGAATAGATTAGATACACTCTTACAGTCACTTAAATAAAGTAATTTCTTGTTGAATGCCTTAACCAGACCAAATCTATCGTCAGGATTAAAGTCACTTACTGCCATATTACTTACATAATCTTCACCAATCAAGTCTGTAAGAATGTTAAGGAATACACCCTTACCATCATTACCTTGTCCGCCAACTACCAATACTTGTCTACCAGTAAAATTGGCATTTAGTACACAGTAAATAAAGTGTGCTATTTTTAGTTTATCCATCTTTTCATCATAAAATCTACCATTACCAAAGAACATATCCCATTCTTTGGGTAATTTTGGCTCTTCGTTATGTTTAAAGGCAATGGGTAATTTCAAATGTTTAACTGCTACTTCATTTTCGTCATTACTGAATGTTGGTATTGTCTTTGTTCTACTAACATCAACAGGTAAAATGAGTCGTTTACTTAATACTTGTATCTGGTCTTCCAAACTCCAAGTACTATCTTTACCATTATCGGGAACTATTGAACAAGAGCCATAATACCACTTCTTTTTAGTTACTTCTCCTTTACCAGTTGGTTCTTCAATACCTATTTGATTTATGTTAATACTGATACATTCAAGGAATGTTCTTGGAACACCAGCTTCCATTAACTTCTCTTCCAAACTAACCGGTTCATTATCCCAATCAAATGACTCTATAGTCTGGTAAGTTAATTTAGCCCACTTATCAAAATCATCATTAAACTGTTTAAAGAATGCAGGCCAAAACTGGGTTTCATCGTCAAGACTATTTCCAAGCAACTCTCTTTCGGTACCTTTCTTTACCATTAGATTATAAAGTTTGTTGTTTAAGTTTATATACAAGTTCAAATCCTTATCTTTGTATATTCTATTGAATACAAAATAATCATCTCCACTTGTATATTTGTTCCTGAATTTATACGAAGTAAAGAGTTTAACATTCTTTGTCCTTGTATCTTCACCACCGTTAATTATATGGTCTATAGCTAAAGTTGCTTCACTCTTATTTTGATTTGTGTGAAGGCGTTCTTCCATCACGGCTTTCTTTGCTTCAATGATGTCTTTGACAAATGTTTCCCAATTATATCCACTACTTGTGTCAAAGAATCTGCTAAAGTTTGAAGCATTGACGGTCTTGGATTCACCGGGTTTATCATCACCATTTGTATATTCAGTAATACAACAAATTCCTTTTTCAAGGATGGTTTTTTCTTTTAATTTAACCCACTGATCGCTATGAAACCAAAAGAATTCACATCCGAAATTTATTATTTTTTAATTTCATGTTATCGTTTAACTTTTCATTAAAGTGTTCACGAATAGCGTTTATCTTTGTGCTTAATGTTTTATCTTTCATTTGTTTTCTCCATTTCTTTGAAATTATTACGGAACTTATATTTTATTTTAAGAATGTTCTGTAAGTCCCTAACAGTCATTCCTTTACCATTGTCATCACTAGCAATAATAATGTTTTGTTTCCCTCTTGTCAATGCTACATACAATGCGTTGAATGATTTTAAATTTAAATCTCTACTTGTGATGTAACAACATACATTTTCCCATTCAAGTCCTTGAGCCTTATTAACTGTTATGGCATAAGCAAGTCTAAAGTTGTTTCGTATATCGTACTCTTGACATTTTACTAAACTACCATCAACACATGAAGTCAAAACCACATAATCTCTTGTAATTGTTTTTACTCTGTATCGTGTGTTACAATAAATTTTAGCTCCTTGAATTTCAGTTGTGTTAGAAGCTATCAAAGGTATGTCGCCACCAGTTTGGGTTATTATTTCGTACAAGTTATTATTCTCAACATTGTGCTTGTACTTCAACATAATCTTATTCAACATATCCACATTGTTATTGGTTCCTGTTATGAAGCAATCGGTTAAAGCAAGTACAGCATCATTTAGTGAATTTATCACCGTATTTGGTTTAATCGTATCATTCAAAATGTCTTCAACCAGTTCTCTGTAATTAGGTACATTCGCAAATCTATACTGTGTATTATGTTGAACAGTTTTATTTGGAAATTCCTTCATCAAAGAGTACAATAATGAACCGCTACTTAAGAATGTAGGTATTTGGTCTACATCACCCATAATGTAGAAATCTGCTTTGTCATTTGAACCAAGTATATTGTTAAGCAATGGCAACCATTCAAATCCCCATTGGCTGAATTCGTCCATAACAATTATATCAGCTTCTTCAAATATATTTGCTTTTTTAGATTCAAATAGAAATTGTGCTTTTGAACATGTACAAGTTGTTATATGGGGTACTTTCTGCTTGAACATATTACAAATGGTGTTTGATAAACTAACGATAACACATTTTTTGTTCTTGTCTTTATTACAGAGTTCCATAACACTTGTTGATTTTCCGCAACCAGCATGCCCATTATGAATCTCAATTTTAACATTACTGAATAAAGTATGAAGTACATTCAAACCATTCTTTATTTCATTTGGTATGAAGTAATTATCTTTGTCATTCTTCGTACTACTGGCAAGGAGATTAGAATATGATTCCTTCCAAATCTGTTCAAATTGCTCTTTTGTGAGCCATCCTTGTAAATGTTCTGAATATAGTTTATCATAGCTCTTCTTACAGTACTTTTCTGTGTCATAATGAATTTTAGCTGATAACACCTTCTCATTAGTTTGTCTAGCGTAAAGATAATTCATTATATCGGCACTTGGTAAATTTAAAGGAAAGATTGTAGCTCCTTCTTTGTTCACTTTGTAACTGAGAATATAATTTCTTCTAGCTTGTCTTAGAAGTGTATCATTATCACCGTTGGTGAGTGTATAGCTTTAAAAATACTTCACCTTTCATGGTTTTATTGAATAGACCCTTTGACTTTGTTTGTATGTCTTCGTCTATCGTAATTACAGAAGTATCATCAACCAATGATGTTGGGTCTTCCGCATTTAATATATCGCTTAGATATAATTTCGGTTTTGTAAATTTTAGCATTTGTTTTCTCCATTAAACAAGTTGGCTCTAGTGATAGAGCCAACTTGTTAAGTCATATAGGAAAAAAACAAATGATTCTACCACTAAGGTTCGTTAGCATATTAAGAAATTGTTCATTTCTCAATTTGCTATTATATTTATAACCAATTATAACAACTTTTTGGTTTTTGTGTGAAAATTTTGTACTTTTTTGAACTTAATTAAAAGTCCTTTTTCATGTTCTTCATCTTTTGATGGTACTCATCCTTATCGTATCGTAAAGTAAAATCATCGTATTTTGCTTTGTATTCGTCAATGATTTCGTTTAGAACCTTGTTAATACAATCATAATCTTCAAGTAGTTCTTTATCAGTAAGTCCTATAACCTTGGCATTCTCTGTCCAGTATTTAATGTAATCAAGTATTGTTATTATTTTAGCACCAATGAAGTTGGCTTTTGGAAAATCATCATATCCACTACCAGAACCTTTAATTCCATAGAAGCTCATAGCCCACATTTCATCACTACCGTCACATACAAGAGTATCTAAGCGTTCTTTCAATCTCTCAGGTATTCGTTTCTCTAATTCATTAAACATTTCTACACTTAATGAAGTTGTTTTATTTTCATTCATATTTAATCCTTTAACACTACTTAGAAAAGGGCTAGTGTTTAACCATTTTGGAAGCTCGGTTCACTAGCCCTTTTGTGTTAAAGGTTAATAGTATAAATCTCTTTATTTATTATGGCAATTCGTAACCGAGCTTCCAATTCGTTTACGAGATTCAAACCAAATTGCCATTCTCTCTTATGTATAACCAAATATAGCAACTAAGCCACATTGGCGATAAGTTTTTTATTTTTCTGTACTTCGGAATTATCCATAATTTGAACTATAGTAACTGTACTTAAGAAGAAAGCACAGAAGTTCATATAACTGCACCCCAATTCACACACATAAGCTACACACATAAGGAATCTTATGTGTGTGGTTTTTCTGACTTCAAACCCAGTTTTTGAACAGTATTCGCCAATTTGATAGTAAACCACACACATTACACACATTACACACATAAGTTAAACATCATTTTAAAAAAGAAAAAAAGTGGAAAAAAACTATAAAACAATTAGTAAAAGAATAAGAGAATGAGTATTTGTGATAGCGTGAAGTTCCAAAGTTAGCAACTTGAGTGATGAGCAACTTACTCCCAAAGTACCAAAGTAGTGAAGTAATCTAGTAATCTGGCGATAAGTAATCTGGCGATAAGTAACAGTGCTTGCGGTATAAGCACCTAAGTTGTATAGTTGAATTAGATTACAATAAATCCACAAAACGCCAAGGAACGTCAATTACTGATAAGTGCTGTGCTAAGGTGACTAATTCTCTAATCTAGAAAGGTAATGAATAAGCAATCCTTGATAAGGGTATAAGTTACAGAAGTATTCAGTATTTGCGTTGTAAGGGTATTTTCTGCTTAGACGATTAACTATACTAAACCCATAGGACTGCACAAGGAACGTCAATTACTGGCCAAGTAGAGTGTAATAGTGAGCAATCTACGATAGACAATCTATGGTCAGCACTTAGAAAAAGCCCCAAGCTTTCGCCAAGGGCTTTGTTTGTATAGGAGGGCAATGAAATTTTCGGCAGTCGCACTTCTTTCAGGCACCAATTGGTGGAAGTGCGTTTCAGAACTGCCATCTTACTTAAAAGTTCTGTAAATTAAAGTTACAATCCCATATTCTTGATGAGAGCCTTAAGGTCCTTAATAACCTTCTTGCCCCAAGTGTGATAACGAACAATAAGTGTAGCATTGTTAATCCAGTAACCACCCATTGTGAAATACCATTTGATGTATTCCTTAGTTACGAGTTCAAGTGTATCACAGTTGTTCTCAAGGAACCATTCTGGGGTTTCTTTTACCACATAACCTTCACCATCTGGGATTCGGTTCATAAGATTTTCAATGGTACCGTTCATTTTGTTGATTTCATTGTAAAGGTTGATGAGGGTAGAAGGATTGAGATTGTTGTTCTTCATAGTTATATCTCCTGTTAGAGTGATTGTTATTGTTATAGTTATAATATAGTTAATTATTAAAGTATCGTCAATGGTTAAACCAAAAAATAATGCAGATTTCTGTTGATAAGTTGTTGATAAGTCAAAATTTTGGTTATTTACTGGCTCACTTCTCTACTTTACTTGCTTGCTTTGACCAAATTGGGGTATTCTTCAATCTCAGTTTCAAGAAATTCAATTCGTTCAAGAATGCTCATATCGCAGTAGAAATTGGTGAGAATCTTCACAAAATCTTCTTCATCACCCGGGCAAGCACAAGCACCCATACAAACTGCTTTACAGAGAGAGCGAATTTGGGTTTTCTTGATACCAGTCATAAAGAGTTTGTGAACCTTAGCCATAGTGCTAGAGCAGTCAAGCGAATAACCATTAGAGGTTGCCAGCAAATTAATCACATTTTCCAAAATAGGGCGAACAGCCGTATCTGCCTGACCACAAATAGCCCAGTAGAGCAACGAATCCAGGTCAATCTTACCATCGTATGTATTCACAGCGTTGTGGATATTGTTCCAGTTAGGCTTTTGTTCACCCCAGGATTTCTTAACATCTTTAATGCTCTTGAAAATCATGTCGGAAAGGTTGGAGAAATTAGTGGTGTTCTTTGTGGTCTTTTTCATAGTTTGTACCTCGTTGTTTAGTTGTTTTTCTTTTGATAGTTCAAATATAGTTATTGTTGAAGGATTTTCAATGGTAAGTTTTGTAAATTTTTCAATACAATTAGTTCCACCACTTCTTGTCCTTGTGAGCAAATTCAAAGCAGTTTACATACTTCAAATGAGCCATTTTCTTTTGAGCAAGTCCGCAGATGGCTTCGTTGAAAGAAAGGCAGTTTTCTTTTTCACCATAGAAGGAGAAATTAAATGTTCCATTCTTGAGCTGCTTAATGTAGATGACCTTCTTGCCGTTTGCGTTGAAAATTTCAACAGAATTGTTAGTGTTTTCGCAACGAAGTCCACGGCAAGGCCAACCGCTAAATGCGATTTCCTTGATTTCGTTCATAGAGATTTCGTTGTTCTTTTTCTTCTTTGTCATAGTTTGTACCTCTTTGTTCGTTGTTTGTATTAGTAATATAGTTAATTATTGGAGTATCGTCAATGGGTATTTGTGATTTTCTTTGTAACTTTTCCGATACAATCACTTGGAAGTAAGATGGGGATAAAGTTTGTTAGCCACATTCACAATACCTTTAGCATATCTAGAGTCAAGACCGCGATTCTTGGCAATTTTCCACATAGCAATCATGATTTCGGGTTGGTGAATACCAAATTTATCCATTAAATCAAAGCAGGTGTTGATGTCCTGATCCATCATTTTGGCAACTTTGTGGTCAAACCCAAGGCTAGTGAGATGGTCAATCAGTTCTTTCATAGTTATATCTCCTTTTAGTGGTTGTTTTGTTGAGAGAACCATTCTCTCAATCACATAAACAAATATAGACATTCTAAGCATCCTTGGCAACTAAAATCGTACCATAAATTCAGTTTTCGGTGGATAAGTTGGTGGATAGAGTGTGGATAAGTTGTGCTTAAGCAATCTTGCGATAAGCAATCTTGCGATAATAAAAGTAGTGCCCACTTGAGCACTACTTCTTCGCAGTTTACTAACAGTACTTTGCAACTTAGATGGGTATCATTCTAGGAACTTACACAACCCTGCTGCTTCCCACTTATCGTAATCCCAGTCCTTAGAATCACTACACACAATGTACTTATTCACACAATCCATTGCTTCTTTATTGCCTTCAAGCTTCAAGTATTCAAGGAGATTCTTTCTACACTTTAGTACTGATTGAAGTTCTATATCAGTACCTCTAACAGTCTTTAGTGCTTCCAACTTGCCCATACCATTATCAAGCTTGTACTTTAATGCCATCTTCAGTAAGTTGCCTGTACCGCATTGAGGGTCTACTTGTGTGGCAGTAATCACCAATGTCATGAACTTGGAGAAATCATCTGGGGTATATACACTACCAAGTTGTTTCTTCAAATCCTTAGAAAGGTGAGCATAATCTTGTACCTTCAAGCCTTTCTGTGAATCAAGGAACTTATGGTACTCGTAATGAATCCAATGAGCTTCTTCCTTTATTCTTGAAGCCAAGTTAGAAGTTAGCTTTGAGAAATCTTGCTGATAGTTGAACTTTGGTATTTTATGCCAGTACATGTTCTGATCATGAATGTACATTGTCTTCAGTACAATCCCTAAATCACTTCTCCAGAACTCAAAGAAGGCTTCAAGTTCATCCTTATCACCTGTCCATACTTCCAAGCCATTATCCTTCCATTTCTCTAAATCATTAGCTTTGGCTTTACCCACAAATCTCTTATCAGTACCGTGGTAGATTGTTGCGTGAGCATCACCAATGGCTGGTCTACCTGGAGCTGTTACTCTACAAGGAAATACCCAATCATCAGGTAATTTATCCCAATCACAATGCTTTAGCTTCAATGAACTGTTCTTTGCTAGTTGGAACTTGCTAACCATACCTTCTAGTTCTCTGTACAAGTCCTTATCCTTACAAATGTATCGTAAATCGTACTTGTCCATTAACTGTAATGGGTTCTTCCTTGGCTTATTTCTCTCCCAGTAACTAACTACAATGTCTCCACCCATAGCATTTGTATCTGGGAACACACTCCAAGGCAACGGGACAATCTTCACCACTCCATCATTCAAGTAATCAAGTATCTCTTGTCTATTGTCACCAAAGTAATTCTCTAACTGTGTTGAAGGGTGAATACACATAATCTTGTTCACTGTCTTGTTGCTCTTTATATTGGCAAACTCTTTAGCCCATTGAGTACCACAATAAGGTGGGTTCATTACTACTTCTGTCATATCATTACTGTACATTACGGTCTCCTTTAGTTTATTTATCACGCAGTTGTTGGACTGTTGCTTCGGTAAGCTATCTAACTTAGTGCCGTACTTGTTATCTACAATCATTATAATTCTCCTTTGTTGAGTTAAAATTGTAAACATAACAATAAAATAAGTATCGTATCTTGTCAATGCCCTTAATGAAGTTACAGTTACTAACAGTACTTTGGAACTTAACTACTGTAGGAACTGGTCACAGTAACATACATATTTCATTAACCTTATAAGGCGATGTGATATGAAGCAGAAGAAATCATAAATAATGATGTAGATAATAACATACTGAGTTAAATCAGCACAATCTCTAGAGGTGAAAATAGATGACCGAAAATAATACAAGTGAAACAAGTGAACTCATTGAACGATTCAAGAAGTTTGAAAGTTCAAGTTATGATAAGTTCAAAGACCTGTACGAACAAATTAAATTAGATAGGAAATTCATCAGTGGTGATCAGTGTGATTCACTTGACCATACATTGACCGATGTTTCTATTGGCGAAGGTGTTCCTTTGATGTCCTTGAATGTAGTAAAGAATGCTATAAGGACTGTTGTCAATACATACTTGCCCAATACTTACAAATGGCAATATGTCAATAATCAAGGTGTAGACAGTAATCTTAATACAATGGCTGACCAATTTCTATCCGATGCTGACAATGCTACAGCCACAGTTGAAGCTTTAACAAATGCTGTTGGTACAGCTCTCGGTGTTCTAGTATTTTCAAATGATTATGACATTGACGGTTCTATTAAACCGATTCTTTATTCCATTCCAGATGTTACTAATGTCAGATTAGACCCTAACGCTAGTAAGTTGAATTTTGCTGATGCTACTAAAGCTGCCATCGTTGAATTAAAGTCTAAGGATTGGTTCAAAGCTAACTATGGTATTGAGTACCTGAATGAGTATTATAAGCCTTTGATTGACATTTCCGAAGATTATGATAGAAAGACACTAATGCCGCTTGTTACTTATTACGAAAAAGAAGACAACCAGGTAGTTTGTTACAAATTAGCTGGTTCTGAACTATTAGAAGAACCACAGGTATTACCATATTCATACATTCCTGTTATCCCGGTATTTGGTGAATCAGATTGGACGAGTGCTTCTAAACAATCTTGGACTGGAATTACTACAATTATGAGACCAATACAAAGAATGATTAACTATGCTTATCGCCAGATAATCATTCGTGCTTCAAAGGTACCAAAAAATACTTGGGTAGGTCGGTGATGAAGCTTTACAGGGCAGAGAGAAATATTGGATTAATGCTGAAAGAAATCTCAACCCAATACGCATATACAACGAATTTGATAAGAAGGGAAATAAACTTGAAGCACCACATAGAGAAGACACTCAGATTGTGTTCAACGATGTGTCTGAACTGATGGATAAGTCGCTTCAAATGACCAATTCAATTGTAGGTATTCCTGCCATCGGTCTAGAATCTCAAATTGAAAGAACCGCTACTGAAGTATTGAGCAATCAGAAGACATTTAACAACAATGTTCGTAACTATATTTACCACTTGAAGTATTCTATGCAGTTGATTGGCTTGCTATTCGCAGAAGAAATATATAAGCAACCTTTGTATGGAAAGATTAAAGTATCTGTAGTAGCTGGCCCAGATGATGCTATGAGTAAGCAAGAAGCTCGTGTTCAGTTATCATCTTTTGCTGGACTAATTACTTCTGATGAAGATAAGAGAAAGTTATTGTTAGCTGAATGTGCTATTGAGAATGATAATCCTTATATCAACAACTTTGCCAATAGTCTACAACCACAACCAACACAAGCTGAATTACAGGCACAACAGATGGTTCAACAGGCTAATACTGAAATCAAGAACAGAGATGCTCAGATTCTTGAATTACAGAAGCAAATTAGCGACTTACAAATGCAACAGCAACTTCAAGCTTATTCTGTAGAACAACAGATGTTACTAAATGACCAGAAGCATAAACAGGAAATGGAAAAACTAATCTTACAAGAAAAGTTGAAGCAGAATAACCCAGCTGAACAGGCTAAAACCGAAGCTGAAGTGGTGAAAGCACAAGCATCCATAGAGAAAGAAGCTATGTCTTTGAGAAAGGAACAAATTAAAGCTGCTCAGCAATCATTGACACAAGGAGTAATCTAAAATGATGATACCATTCTTATCGCAAGACAATTTGATACTTGACAACAAAAGACAAATAATCCCCGGCGGAAAGATTGAAGTATTTGACCCTGTCTCCAATACTTCAGTAGACATTTACACTTATGATGGAAGCAATGAAAGATACACTGTAGCAACTAATCCAGTATATCTCAATCTTCAATCAAGACCCGAGTATACTTACTTTTGCGATAGACTTGTATTGTGTAGATTGTATAAGTATATTGGTAACTTTAGCGACCCATTAGTTGATGATGATACTAATAACTGGCAATTCATTCGTGAATGGAATGGAGCATTTACAGAAGATTCAGCAATTAATGATACTGTTCTTTATGGTATAGAAGCTCTTGCTGATGCTAATACAGACCTAGGAAGTGTAACGGTTGTAGGTTACTATGATGAAAGTGATTGTGAAGCTAGAACATACTATTGGGATGAAAATTGTACAC